TCTAAGAAGAAGAAGCGGTAGTCAGGCGCTCAAACGCCTCTACCCTGCGCATCCACTTGTCCCCGTAGGAGTCAAACTCACGCCCACAAGTTAGGAACTCTTGGGTTTGACCTTCTTGGGACACCATCATGATCACGCCCTGCCTGATCGACGTGCCGTGAACCTTGTTGTGTGCCATGGCATAAGCGGCCAACTGGATGAAGTAATCCTCAATCCACTCGCGCTTCTTCATCTTGTTGGTCTGCTTGAAGTCAATGATTGATTCGTCAGCCTTGTACACCCCAACGCAGTCAGAAGTACCCGCATAGCGGCCCGGGTAATACAGCGGAATCTCTGCGCCCCACACTTCATTGACGTGCGGGAAGAACTCCTCAATCAGCTTGTAGCCCATCTGGTAGCCCTTGACTGCCAGCCATGTCCTCGGGGCCGGTAGATCGCGGTTCAAGAGCAGCCGCTCCACCACGTTGTGCATGTGCGTGCCCACGTTGGCCGCTTCGTTCTTGATCCGCTCAGCTTGTTCCTCGCCAACCCGTGCAGCCCACTCCTTCAGGTGGGTTTTGTCCTTGGTCTCGGACAGGATGGTGGTGACGCTGGGCAAACGCTCAGATTTGTCGATTTCGTATACACGTCCGGCTGACGTGTCTATTTTTTCGAGTTTTTTATACACATAGCGCTTGCGAATGGGAATGAGTTGCATTAGATGATCCAGTTCTTGAAGTCTTCGCCCAGCACTTCGCTGGCGATGTTGATTTTGTTCCTGAGCGCCTTGACGATGTGTTCGTCCACGGTGTCTTTGGCAATCAGGTCGATGTAGGTCACGTTCTTGGTCTGCCCGATACGGTGAGCGCGGTCCTCGGACTGTAAGCGCACTTCCAGATCAAAGCTGTTGCTATAGTAGATCACCGTATGGGCGGCAGTAAGCGTCAAGCCGTATCCCCCCGTGCGGGGGTTGCCAACAAAGAAACGTAGCTCACTGTTTAAGTCTTGAAGCTTGGTGACGATCTCCTGCCGCTCCTCGGCCTCAGTGTCGCCAAAGTAGGTAGCCACAGAGGTCATCCCGTACTCCTTTTGTAGAGCCAGTTTGATGTTCTCAATGTCCTTTCGGTAGTTGGCCCAGATGATGGCCTTACCGTTGGTCTCCTCCAACACAGCCATCAGTTCAGTGATCCGGTTGCTGGGGATATCGATCTGCCTGCCGTCATCCAATTTAATGTGGCCGCAGACAATCTGATGCAGGCGCATGAGTTGGGTCAGCGCATTGTTGGTGGACATCAAATCCCCGTCGATCACGGCCAGCGCCATGAGCTTCATTTGGTCGTAGTAGGTCTGCTGTTCCTTGGTCAATTCCACGTCCCTGCGGGTGTAGATTTTGTCGGGCAGATCAAGGCATTCCTCCTTGGTCACACGAAAGGCAAAGTCGTTGAGTTTTTCTTGCAATTCATCGAGCCTGCGGTAGCCAACAATCTGCTTGAATGTGTGGGTTGCCAGCTTGCGTTCTACAAGGACGGCGTACCGCGCTTGGAAGGCGTAGTAGCTGCTGGAATTGAGGCAGTCAGGGCCAAGGAATTCGCACTGGGCGTACAGATCAAGCGGGCTTTTAGTGACGGGGGAACCGGTGGCAATGCGGCGATACCGCGCTTCCTTGCCGACATGCACAATGCTCTTGGTGCGCTTGGCCGTGTGCGTCTTGATCGTGGTGCTTTCGTCGATAGCCATGAAGCACTTGGTGACCCGCAAAAACAGCTTGGCAAAAGCAGAGCCTTTCTCCGTGCTGAACGCCTCGACGTTCATGATCAGGATGCGCATCGTGTCCACCGAATTCATCATGGCATCCATCTCTGCTTTCTCTGCCTTGCGCGGGGTGGGAGACCAACAGGCAATGGACCGAGGAACGTGGTCCGGCAGGTGCTTGGGTAGCTCACTGGTGTACCAGTTCCTGTACACCCCCTTGGGGGCCACCACCAGCATGGAGTCGATCTTGCCCTTGTCATAGAGCAGGGCGGCATTGTTGATGAGCATGAAGCTCTTGCCCGTGCCCATGTCCGCAAACAAAGCAACGCTTTTCTCCTCCCAAAACCGCTCTAAATAGGCAGCTTGATGGAGGAAGGGTTTATACCTATACGGATAGGCTGATAAAAAATAATCCATAACTTTCTCACTTTCTGTGTTGACAACCGGAAAAACTATTGTACACTGATTGTACGTTTTAAGAAAGGATAACGTAACGTGACCATAAAAACTGACCCCCGTGTGTTTATTGTGCAAGAGATGCCAAATCACGATATTGCTTCGGCAATGTCCTTTGGCGACATGGTTGTTCTGCTGCCCTCCAATACGCAAATTGCGTTCTCCACTGCCCCGGCAGTGCGGATGCTCAAGCGCAAGTTGAGGGGCTACAACGACAACGATTTTCTGCTCTTGACCGGAGACCCTGTAGCTATCGGTTTAGCCTGTTCGATAGCCGCAGCCTATAACTCAGGCCGATACACTGCGTTAAAGTGGGACCGCCGCGAGAAGATGTATATTCCCGTCCGTTTGGACATCACCGAGAAAGGAGAGCATGATGACTGATATGAATTCGCTGTTCGAGGAGGACGCAGGAGCCTTGGTTGTAAAGAACGAAGACCTGTCCTCTGTTGGAGCTTTGGCCAAGCGGGCCAAGGAGTTGGAGAAAGAAGTCGAGGAGTTGTCTACGGTGCTTAAAGAGCGCCAAGATCAGCACCGCAAACTGTTGGAAGAAACCATCCCCGCCATGCTGGCTGAGTTGGGCATGAAATCGTTCAAGATGGCCGATGGCAGCTTGATTGATGTGAAGCCTTTCTACAGCGCAAGCATCAGGGAAGAGAACCGCGCAAAGGCCTATGAGTGGCTGCGCGATAACGGTTTTGATGACATCATCAAGAACACCGTGTCCGTACGTTTTGGTCGTGGAGAAGACGGCCTGTGCGACACATTACTGAATCAACTGCGTGAGCAAAACTATCCAGTCGAGCAAGCGCAGAAGATCGAACCCATGACCTTGAAAGCTTGGGTTCGTGAGCAAGTGGAACGTGGAAGCGAGTTCCCTACAGAGCTTTTTGGCGTGTACATCGGCCAAAAAGCAACCATCAAATCAGCATGAAAAAGGAAATGAAAAATGGCTAAGACAGAAGTAGCAGTGAAAGCAGACAACGCAATTGCATTGTCCAGTGACTTTGAGCAGGACGCATCCAACGGCTTTGAGTCGATGAATCAGGAAGACTTTGCGCTCCCGTTTCTTCGACTTCTTACCAACACCTCCCCCGAGGTCGGTGAGGTCGATGGCGCGATGCCCGGTATGGTCTACAACACCGTAACTGGTGCGTTGTATGACGGCAAGAAGGGCTTGATCGTCGTGCCTTGCCAGTATGTACGTCAGTACATTGAGTGGGCTCCTCGCGGAGTGGGTTCAGGCGCTCCAATCACGATCTATCCGGCCACGTCAGATGTTTTGAGCCGCACGCACCGCGAACCGGGCGACAACAAGGACTACCTTGACAACGGAAACTACATTGAAAACACGGCCAATCACTATGTGATGGTCATGAGCGATGATGGCATTCCTGAGCCTGCCTTGATCACCATGAAGTCCACGCAATTGAAGAAGTCGCGCAAGTGGAATTCCATGATGATGTCCACCAAGATCATGGGCAAGAACGGTCCATTCACACCCCCGATGTACTCCCACCTGTATCGTCTAACGACACAGGCCGAGTCCAACGATAAGGGTAAGTGGTATGGCTGGGAAATCGAGCGCATTGGGCCGATTGAAGACATGAACGTCTATCACGCTGCCAAAGCATTTGCCCAATCGGTCAATGCTGGTGATGTGAAAGTAAAGCACGCTGATGAGGACGCTGTTGCAGGCGATTCAGCACCGTTCTGATTTTCGGGGGGAAAGCGGATGCTGTGCGACAAACTTGCAAGGCCGGATTTTGAATTGAAGGCTAGGCACAGTGCAGCGAGTACCCCCACCTTATAGAGATGCCTGATGCAAGAACAACTTGAAAAATTTCGGGCAATATTCAGCGGGCTGGATATTGCCTATGGGACATACGTAATTAAGTCGGAGCGTGGAGATGGAAAGCAAGCGGGTAAGGCCACGGTGGTTCGCAAGCCGCCTACTGAAGACCTATGGATCAAACACCTTGACGGTGTTGAACCTAGTCTGGGTATCATTCCTATCCGCTCTGACAATAGCTGCATTTGGGGCTGTATTGATATTGATCAGTATCCCATTGACCATAAGGGCCTTGTACAACGTATTTCGTCGCTAAGCCTACCATTGGTAGTGTGCCGGAGTAAGTCCGGTGGAGCGCACGTTTTCTTGTTTGTGCGAGAACCAATACCTGCTGCCGACATGCAGCACTACCTGAACAATGCCGCTGCATTGCTGGGTGAGGCTGGACGGGAAATATTCCCTAAACAAGCCGAGATTTTGGTTGAACGTGGCGACACGGGCAACTTCCTGAACCTGCCTTATTTTGCTGGGGACAACGGCACGCGCTACGCCTTCAACCTTGATGGCTCCGCCGCTACGCTGGATGAATTCTTTGCCCTGTATGAGGCCAATGCGCAGACAGCGCCACTGACCTACCCTGAGCCGCCCAAGCAGGCCGAAAGCCCCATCAAGGACGGCCCACCGTGCCTGCAAGCGTTGTGTGCGCAAGGGTTCCCCGAGGGGACAAGGAACAACGGCTTGTTCAACATTGGAGTGTTTCTTAAAAAAGCATCACCAACAACATGGGAAGACAAGCTGATTGAGTACAACCACAAGTATGTCTCCCCGCCGCTACCCAACAACGAAGCACAGGTCATCCTGAAGCAGTTGAACAAGAAAGAATATCTGTACAAGTGCAAGGATAGTCCGCTCAATTCTTTTTGCAATTCAGGCTTGTGCCGCAGTCGCAAGTTTGGGATTGGCTCCTCCGGCCCCGATGCACCAAAGATCAGTTCTTTGTCCAAGTACGCCAGTGAGCCGCCGCTGTGGTTCTTGGATATCAATGGCCGCAGGGTCGAGTTGGAAACAGACAACCTGTTCAACCAGATGGCCTTCCAGAAGGCATGCCTAGAGCGCCTGAACATCGTGCCGCCTACCTTGCGCAAGCAGGATTGGGAGACCCTGCTCAATTCCCTGCTCAAAGAAATGGTGGAGACAGAGCAGATCGTTGAGGCCAGCGAAGACACCAGCGTAACTGGTCAGTTCATGGACCTGTTGGAGGAATTTACAACACACATGCAGCAGGCGCTGGATCGGGATGAATTGCTCATGGGCCGTCCATGGACGGACGATACCGAGGCAAAAACTTACTTCAGGATGAAAGACCTGATGGCGCACTTAAAGCGCAACAACTTTATAGGCCTGACCGCTCCAAAGATTGCACAGCGCATCCGTGATCTTGGTGGAGAGCCCATCTCTTTGTTCCTAAAATCACGGGCCACCCGATGCTGGAGAATCCCATGCTTTACCAAGCAGGATGCTCCGTTTGACACCAACACCGTTCGCAAAGAAGGGAGTCCATTTTGAAACAGCTAGACGGCTACGGGCCCGCCATCATTGGCCCAGCATTTATTTGGAACGGCAACGAACGTGTGCAGGTTCTTGTCTACAACGCCGAAGCTATCCGATGGATCTTGCAGCGGCGCGATGGCATGAGCGCCGAAGAAGCGCGAGAGTTCATTGAGTTCAACATTGAGGGCGCTTACATGGGGCCGGACACACCCGTCCTTACTTGGCCGGATGATTCCTTTTGCCTGACCCACGATGCCTGATATCGTATATACTTGTTTTGGCCTAGCTCGACGGAGCGAAAAGCAGTACCCCTTACTGTCTGGCCAACTTTCATTAAAGGGTTGTTTTGGAAAGGGCAAAACAATGCAGATCAAACTCTGCCAGTGCGGTTGCGGGAAAGAAACTCCCATAGCTGCCCGCACTCGAACCTCTCGTGGTCAGAAAAAAGGTGAACCTTTACGGTTCATTAATGGCCATAACGCTCGGCTATTAGATAGCGAAGAGCAGCGACGAAGGACTTCTTTTCGTGATCATGATAGCCAAAGATACACCGGCAGTAGAAACAATTATGTGAAGCTTAAAAATAGGCATATGCATAGGGTAATTGCTGAGCAAAAAATAGGTAGAAAACTACTTGCTGGAGAAATTGTTCACCATATAGATGGCGATAAATGGAACAATCATCCGGATAATTTGTTGGTAATGACTCAGGCAGAGCATGCCCGTATTCACTGCAACATTCGTTGGCATGGAGCATCCCATGACTGATGACACGAGAAAGGAGCTGGGGCCGAAGATTTGCAAAATCTTTGGCCCCCCGTAACTAGGAACAGGCAAGACAACCTACCTGCTCAACGTGGTGGATGCCGAGCTTGTGGCCGGTACTTCACCGCTTAGTATTGGCTACTTTTCTTTCACTAGAAAGGCTGCCAACGAAGCGCGGGACAGGGCTATTGAGAAGTTCCCAGCGCTCAACGCCCGTACGGATTTCCCCTACTTCCGTACGCTTCATAGCCTCGCCTTTCGTTGCCTTGGCACGAAGACCGATGACATCATGCAGCCTGCGCACTTCAAGGAGTTTGCGGCAGAAGCTGGGATCGACATTGACCTGACCAAGGATGAGGAGATGGGCTTTGTCAAGGCGGACAACCCCATCCTGAACGAAGTCAACCTTGCGCGGATCAAGGGCCAAGACCTGCGCAGCCACTATAACCAGTCCGGCATGGACATCGAGTGGCATCACTTTGAGTTCGTGGAGCGCACCTATCGGCACTACAAACATTCCCACAATCTGCTGGACTTTACAGACCTTCTGGAAATGGTTGTGGCTGAGCCTTCAAGATTGCCTTCTCTGGAGGTTTTGATTGTAGATGAGGCCCAAGATCTTTCCCGCATCCAGTGGCAACTGGTCGAGGCGCTCTCCTCGCGGGCCAAGCGCACCTTCCTCGCTGGCGACGATGATCAGGCCGTCTTCACATGGGCCGGTGCGGATGTCAAAAGCTTCTTGGCATTCCAAGGATCGGTCACCATCCTTGACCAGTCCTATCGCGTACCGATGCGCATCCACACGCTGGCCGATACCATCGTGCACCGGATCAGGGAGCGCCAGCAAAAGACGTGGAAGTCTAGAGACAGTGAGGGCAGCGTTTTGAGCTACTACCGCTTTGAAGATGTGGACGTGAGCCAAGGCCAATGGCTCATCATGGCAAGCACCAACTACATGCTCAACCCTGTGCATGAATGGCTCAAGGGCATGGGTATCCTGTTTGAGCGCAACGGCATCCCCAGCCTGTCCCAGCCAGCGGCCAACGCCGTTCTCAACTGGGAGCGCCTACGCCGTGGCGGCGAAGTGCTGGGGGAGCAGGTCGCCTCCATCTACCGGTATCTTGATGCCAGCTTTGTGGCTCGGGGCCACAAGACCTTTCGCAGCGGGGAGAGTTCCGCGCTGTACAACATGCAATCCCTCAAGGATAATTTTGGCCTGCTGACCGATGTCATCTGGCACGAAGCCCTGACCAAGATTGCCGATGAAACCAAAGAGTACATGATCGCCCTGCTACGCCGTGGGGTGAAATTGAACCAAGCGCCGAGGATCAGGTTATCCACCATCCATGGAGCCAAAGGCGGCGAGGCGGACCACGTCCTGCTGCTCATGGACCTTAGCCCCAAGTTCGCTAAGGAATACGCCCGCAACCCTGACAACGTACACCGGTTGTTCTACGTGGGCATCACACGGGCAAAACAAACACTGCACTTAGTGCTGCCCAAACACATCGAAAAAGGATTCAAGATATGAGAACCATGCCACTATTTCCCACCCCTTGCGAGTGGGTCGCCCCAGAAACATTCCCCAACCTATCGACTGCCAAGGAGATTGCAATTGACCTCGAAACTTGTGACCCAAATATGGAGTCCTTTGGACCGGGCTGGCCCAGAAACGATGGCTTTATTGTTGGCTATGCTGTTGCTGTGGACGGATGGTCGGGCTATTATCCTATTGCCCATCAAGGCGGTGGTAACCTTGACAAATCCCGAGTTGATCGCTGGGTACAGGAAGTCCTCTCCACCTCCGCAACCAAGGTCATGCATAACGCAGCCTATGACGCAGGATGGCTTGGGGCCAGCGGAGTTACCATCAATGGTCGTATCGTGGACACGATGCTTGCAGCGCCGCTCATCGACGAAAATCGTTTCAGTTTCTCCCTCAACGCCCTTGGCTATGACTACCTCCAAGAGACTAAGTCAGAAGCCGGATTGAAGATGGCCGCAGCCGACTTTGGCGTTCATCCAAAGAAGGAATTGTGGAAGCTCCCCGCGATGTATGTGGGCGACTACGCCGAGCAAGATGCTGCTTTGACTTTAAAACTATGGCAAGCCCTGAAGATCAAAATGAGACAAGAGGAAGTCGAGTCGATTTTTGATTTAGAAACAGAAGTGTTCCCTGTGCTGCTGGGCATGACCCAGCGCGGTATCCGCTTTGACCGGCATAACTGCGAGATGCTGATGGATAAGCTCAAAAAGCGGGAGAAGGAGCTTTATACGCACATGCGCAACCTTTGTGGAGCGTCAGTTGACATTTGGACTCCACTAAGTATTGCCTCCGCCTTTGACAAGCTAGGGCTCCCCTACGCCAAGACCGAGGCCGGTGCGCCGAGCTTTACCAAGAGCTTCTTGGAGTCGTGCACACATCCTATTGCTAAGATGATTGTGGAAGCCCGTGAGACCAACAAGACCCACGGCACGTTCCTACAGCCCTACCTAGAGTTCAGCGCCAAGACAGGACGCATTCACCCGCACGTCAACCAGATGCGCAGTGATGATGGGGGCACGGTTACAGGACGGCTGTCCATGGCCAACCCCAACCTCCAGCAAGTGCCAGCCCGCCACGAAATCATTGGCCCGATGGTGCGCAACCTGTTCCTGCCGGAAGAGGGGGAGCTTTGGGCATCGAATGACTTTAGTTCTCAGGAACCTAGACTGCTTGTGCACTATGCAAGCCTCTTGGGATTGCCGGGGGCCGATGTAATGGTAAACGCTTATAGGGAAAACCCTAATACGGACTTCCACCAAATGGTGGCCGACATGGCAGGCATTGGCCGCAAGTCGGCAAAGACGATTGGCTTAGGGTTGATGTACGGCATGGGCAAAGGCAAGCTAGCAAACCAGTTGGACCTGCACATCAGCGAGGCCGACGAATTGATCACCAAGTTCCACCACAACGTGCCGTTTCTCAAGGGCACGATCAATGCGGTCATGAAGCGCATAGATAGCCCCATGTCCAACGGAACCATCCGCACGCTGCTGGGCCGCAAGTGTAGGTTCCCTCTATGGGAACCAATAGAATGGGGCGTGCACAGGGCGCTGCCGCGAGAGCAGGCGGTCATGGAATACGGACAACGGGTTAAGCGCTCCGGTACGTACAAAGCACTGAACAGGTTGATACAGGGATCGGCTGCGGATCAGGTCAAGTCCGCTATGGTGGCGCTGCACAAGGCGGGAATCCACAGCATGCTACAAGTGCACGATGAGCTTGCTTTGTCTGTCAAAAATAGGGAAGAAGCGCAGGCCGCTGCGCAGATCATGATGGAAGCAGTGAAGCTGGAAGTCCCAAGCCGGTGCGATGTGGAAGTCGGTCCGACTTGGGGATCGGCGAAGTAAAAATAAATGTAGTCTTACTTTGCCATTTGCTCAGGCTGCATGTATGCAGCCTGCTGCGCTTGGATGTCGCGGAACTTTTTGATCACGGCTTCGGCCATCACCAGTTCCTTGTCATGGGCCCCATCAAGGCCGTTGGTCTGGCGGTAGGCCTTGGCCAAGTTATCCAGCACAGCGATTACGTTATCGAAGGTCAATGTCATCTTGTTTTTCTTTCATGAATTTAAGGGAATGGAACAGCAAACGGGTCTCGGTAGTGGCCGCTAGGGCATGCTCCATGGCAAGGTCCAGTCGGCCATCCAATACCGCCTCGTGGACCGCTTTGAGGGCCTTCTCGGCCATCATGCAGGGCATGGCATAGTCAATCACTTCGGTTGGCATCTTCGTTTTCCTTTGCGCGTTGTTTCATGAATAGGTTGGCCTGCCTGAAAGCCTCCTTTTGGGGAAGGGGGGGCATTGTAGTCATTCCTAATTAGAAGCGCCGTCATGGCAAACATGGCGGCTAGGTCTCGTAGATTGGTTTCGTGTGCGGTCACAGGGGGTTCTCCGTGGGTTTGGGGCAGTTCTGTGGTGGCACTATTACGCGCCACACCGCAGCCCATTGCTTTCTATGTTCTCTGTTGGAAATCCATCTGTCGATGTAGGCATCGGACATGTCAAGAAGCGCACGGTTGATTGCCCCTTTGTCTTTTTCGGTACGCTCAGCTATTTCAGATATGGTCAAACCATCGTGGTACTTTTGTAGCGCCATCCTGATGGCATGGTGGTTTGATTTACGCACTGTTCTTTTCCTTCAACATTTTCGCGTATTCACAAAGTCTTTTAAAGACTTGCGGCTCAAGCGCCACTACTTTATTTTCGTGGTGGTTGGCTGCAAGCCAGATCTGAAATCCATCAAAGCTGGCGTACACGCCGTCACCTAGGTAAGTCTGATGTTCATCCATTGTTCTTCTCCTTCAAGGTTCTATCGGCCCACATTGCTACTACTTTGTCACTTTCGCTCATGCCTTTGCAATCCTCATCCGTCAAACCTACCCACGGCTTTTTGTACACCTGCGTATCGTCATCGTCATCCAAGACTTTATCTAGGTAAGCCCTTGCAGATGGGGTGTCCGGTAACCGCGCAGCGCCCAACAATTTCTTTGATACGTATCCGGTCATGCGTTCTACTCCAGCGGTGAGGCGGTGTAAAGGGGTATCAGAGTTAGTCTTGGATTATGGGCAACCGCAGCTAGGGCTTTGCTGTAATCACTCCACATCCAAGCCTTATCTGAAGACATCCACGCCACCGGCTCCTGCGCTGGCTGTGCCAACTGCGCTTTTAATTCCGCAATCTCAGCGCGTAACTTCGCATTTATCTTTGCTTCCTCAATGCCCTTGCGCATTAAGTCGCTGGTCACTTGCGTATTACGGTGCTCCCAATCGCTGTACAGCATATTGGTTCGGGCAAGGAACTCAATCTTTTCGTTGAGCCGTTCAATCTCAGCATCCCTGTCCAGCGCCGCTTTCTTTTTGCTTTGATAGCCTGTCATGTTGTTCCCCTTGCGCGGATAAGCCTTGCAAAATACGGCCCAGTGCGCGGTACTGCCATGAACATAGCTGCACACTCTTCACGCTCATCAGCACGGGCTGCTGCTGCTACCAACTCGGCGAACTTTTCTGCGTATTCAAGACTAATGATGGGCATCCAGTTCACATCTGTGGCTATATGCATCCCCGCTTGCTTTGCTAGTTCAATGATGTTCATGTTGTTTCCCCTTGAGTGTTAGCTCTTTTTCGGATAAATTCAGCTACACCTTGTTTGTCATAGCCGTACAAATTTTCCCATTTTGTTGCAATGAATTTACGCTCATCAGCACGGACTGCTGCTTCTACCAAGTTGGCAAAGGCTTTCAAATAGTGAATAAATTTATCGCGGTCTTTACCCATCCCGTAATATGTCAATCCCGATTCGTTTGCTAGTTCAATGATGTTCATCACTTCCCCCAAAAAAGTAAAAAAGCAATCCACCCGCACAGCACTACAGCAACCATAGTAAGCAAGGCTTTGAAAGTTTCTGCCATATCATCCAGCGAATCTTCCTGCCCCACTAGGAACCCTTTGACATAAGCCTCGTTGACTTCCTTGATACGCTGCTTGCGGATTGGGCAATCACGCCCTTGGTCGCAATCGCCGTTTGCGTTACAGCAGTTCATAGTGGTGCATCCTCGTAGTTGTCAGGGTTAACGGGTACTTGCTTGTAGGGCTTGTCAGGTAGTGGCGTAGTGGGGAAGGGCCATGTGTTCATTTGACCTCCACATCAGGGATGATTGCTGACGGTTTAAACACCACACGGTAGTGGTACACGCTGGCTGGCTTGGCTTCCAACTGCTCGACAAAGTACGTCACGTTGTCGGAAAGGCCAAGGAAGTGCTTCTTGTAGCTGCTCGGCCCTACTTTGCAAGTGATAGACAGTTCCCTGCCTTTATCGTGATTGCCCAACGAACACAAGCCTTCGACCGTCAGCATGTAGTCGCCAGTGATGCCGTTGTAGAACACCACACGGCGCGTCACCTCAAACTGGTCTGCCGCTTTGGACATATTGCGCGAGGCAATGTCCGCATCCGAGGAGCAGGCTGGGATTGCAATAAGACCCAATACAACAGGTATAGCTATTAGGCTTGCAAGTACTTTTTCTTCCAACATCATTTGTTGCGCTCCTTGAGCATTGCGTCTGCCATCTTGTAGGCGTACTGGGCAATTGATTCGTATGCGGATGATTTCGTCAACATACCCTGCATAGCCTTTGCTGCAAAGTGGTCACGCAAGGTCATGTCCCTTGCAAAACCGCCTGTCTTGATGTGCCAATCAGTGTACTGCTTGGCGTATGCGCCTTCCATAGCTATCGGCTCGTCTTTCATTTCAGTTCTCCTTGTCTGTTGAAGTTAGTCATGTTTTCTTTGTCCTTGATTCTTTGCAACGCTTCGTCTAGCGTAGGAAATACGTGCGACCATCTGTTCTCGGATGTGCCCCATGCATGCCACCAAAGTCCGGTGCGTGTGCCCTCGTAGAACAACCACCAGCCACCATCAGTAGGTTGTATTTTCCAGACTTTCATGTCATTTCTCCTAGTGAACCCAAAGATAAAAACCATGCAAAATGCCAATGGGGAACAAAAGAGCCCCCGCCAACAAGAAGCCCCACAAGCCCTGCGCGAAGCAGGTAAAGACGTGCGTGAACCACGCTGCCACGCAAAGTAGACCAATGATCTGCCCCATGCCCTATTCTCCTATCTTGTACTCATCCAAACGCTCATTCAAGCGCTTGATCCGGTTGATGTTGTAATCGACAATGCTCTGCGCATACTCGACTGCCGTTTCAGCTTGGAGCTTGGCCAAGTGACTCTCAGAAAGCTCTGCTGCAATCAATTCAAGCGGCGTAGGCTTTTTAAACGGCTCCTTAAGCAAGTCCCGTAACCCTATCTTTCTCATCATGACGTGCCCCCTACCGCCATGTCCGGTAACTCCAACTGGTTAGGGCTTACCACGGGCCGCTTCTCGCGCTTCTTGGCCTTAATAGCCTCCTTATTGGCTGCGTAGTACTTACGGGCATAAGCACGCTGGCGCTCCAGCTTAGAAGCTTTTTCAAGCTCGCCTTTCGAATCGTTGGCCTTCTTGTCAATGATCAAGGCCTGCAACATCCCATCATGAACGGCAACCCCGTTCTTAACTTGTCTCAGCGTCCCCTCAAGAATAGCAACCCGAGTCTCAAGGACCTCGATCCGCGCCAACAGATTGGCATCCTGTTTAAGAAAATTAAAAACACTCATTTCACTAACCTCCAAGAATCCTTCACGGCCCGCGCAAGAGACCATCCCTTGCGTCGAAACATAAAGTACAAACGAACAAAATTAAGCATCATCTAAATCTCCTCCATACTGCTCAGCGCAGCTTTCACAGACGTAGCAAGAGTACAGGTCCGCGCCCCACGAATCAGTGATGCTGGACTGCTTGTGGTTCATGTAGTGGCATTTGGGGCACTCAGTGGCCTCATAGACCTCCAATTGCTCGTCCGTGGCCTTGGCTTCAGGATAAGTCTCCTGAAACCCTGCCTTGGCATCTACCTCGTTGTCAGCAAGGATCAAGGCCGAATACGAACCCTTAGGAATCTCCAGCACCACCATGTACCAAGTCGGGGAAGGGAAGCGGGTATCAATCATGGTCGGCCCCTTCTGTAATCTGCTCAAGCGTTACTTCAAAATCCCCGTTGCCGTTATGTTCTTCGTAGAACAAGTCCCACGCCTCCTGCTCAGTCTCGGCGGAAATCTCCACCTCACCGTATTCCTCGGACCAAAAAAGATACCTATTCATCGTAATCTCCTTCGGGCTCATCCCCCATCGTGTCAAAAGCGATCTCAGCACATC